ATGATATCATTACTAACATTTTACCAAAGTTAGATAATTTATTATATAAATTTGTAATAGATTTTATTGAATTTTTCATCTATATGTATTGTTGTTATTTTTTTTGTATTAATTTTAATTATATAATGTCTTTTGATTCAGAAATTAATGATATTAGACAACCAAAAGATTTTAAAGGAATCACCTTCTCCAAATTTAAAAAAAGTGATGTCAAAAAAGAATTGCTAAATAGCTTAATCAAATCTAAAATTGAACCGGCATGTTATTGGAGTGCAGAATTAATATGTTCTGGACATTATGGTGACTTATGGGAAGTAATATTATATTTTTATAGTAAATATATTCATTTAGGAAATCCTAAAATTACTATTTATTTAGAATTAAGGTTGGATAATTTTAAACAAATTATTAATAATGGTTATGTCAATAATGAATTACGAACAAGAAATAGTGATAAAATTAGAAAATTGTTTTGTGAAATAATGTGTGTTTTATGTGATGCTAAAAGGAGACATAGTTTTGACGATGTTAAAATTAATAAAGACGATTTTGATATGACTCATATGACATATCGTTTTAAAGCTCCCAATGTCCGTTATGCAGAAGAATATTTTATGAATGAAGATCCAAAAGAATTGTTTATTGCTGTCAATGAATTAGCATATAATCTTTCAGAACAATCCAAAAATATTATTCAATCTTGTTATTGGATTGAATGGCTAATTGAATTTGAAAATATATGTAAACAAAAAAAAGAAAAATTAGTTTGCGAACGTAGAAATAATTTACAAATACAAATAGAAAATAAATTTCAACATGATGTAATATGGTTGATTTGGGATATTTTTATAAAAAAATCAAAAGAATTTCCACCTATTATAACTAAAATTGTAAAAGCATTATTATCTTTGTTTACTTTAAAATATACTAGTGGTTGCAATAAAAAAAGAAAATATATATTGTACTTCGTTGTATCTTTATTATGTGAAACTGTAAATTTAAATGAAGAAATAATGAGAGAAGAACAAAAAGAAGTGGTTTCTAATGTCATTAAAAATATTGACTCTATTTATAAACAAATCAAAAAAAATGAAGAATCGCCTGGTACTGATTATTTATTTAAAGATATTAAAAGTTCTAATTTAGAAAAAACTATTGAAAAATTGGAAGCAATGAATACCTTTGGAGAGAAATTTGTTCCTAGGTTGTAATTCAAATAAAAATCAAAAAAAACAAAAAAAACAAAAAAAACAAAAAATATATGCATAATATATAGACATTTTGATTCATATGGCACATCATAAGTCAAAAATACATAAAAAAAGACATGGAGGTGCTACAAAGACACGTAAAAATATAGTATCGCCAAAAATGGCATTAATACGTGATTTTGAACGCGAAGTAACTGTTATCTTTTTTGAAATGCTTCTATTAGTGAAATTGTTTCACTGGAAAACACATAGTTATGCAACCCATAAAGCAACAGATGAATTATATAGTAAGTTCAATGATGATATTGACAAGTTTATTGAAGTGTTTTTAGGAAAAACAGGTACAAGAATTGATTTAACGAATACAAAACAAATAACATTACATGATTTAAATGATACAAAAGAATTAATTCAAAAAATTGAAGCTTTTAAAAGTTATTTAGTGAATTTAACAAATCATAAGGCAATAAATTTAATGACTAATACTGATTTATTAAATATTCGCGACGAAATTTTAGGAGATATGAATCAATTCCTATATTTACTTTCTTTCAAATAATGAGTATTAAAACTAATCTAAGATATATAATAAAAAATAATATATATATTTTTATTATATAATGGATAACTCATCCTTATCAAAATCAATAATGGAAACAATACAAAATACAAATAGTTCTAATATGAATACAGGTAATACAAGTAGTCCTACTGTTAGCAATACCTCAAATGCTACAAGCACTGGATTCTTTAGTTCTCTTTTTTCAGTTTCACTAACAACTTGGATAATAATTATTTTGATTTTGGCATTTTTAGGTTTTAATATTTTTATCTATTTAGCAAAAGGTACCCAAGAATTTACAGATATCGTCAAACCAATAGTAGACAAAGTAGCATCTTTATTTGGTGCTGCAACAAAACAAATCGCGAATAGCAGTGCAACTGGTGCAAAGGCTGCGATTGATTCAACTGCTAATGTTTTAGATACTGGTTTAACAAAAGTACAAGATGTGACTCAAGGTAAAAAAGCAGAATCTACTGCAGGTGGTACAACACTACAAAATTCCATACCTCATGCAGATGTAATGCAAAATAATACATTGAATAAGACAATCAATACAAATACTACCAAACAAAATATAGGAAGTACAAAAGATTATGTTGCAGACGATTCTACAAGTAGCATTCAAAAACCACAAATAAAGGGTGGTTATTGTTATATAGGAGAAGAACGTGGTAATAGATCATGCATGCGAATTGACGATAATGATATATGCATGTCAGGAAATATATTTCCTACTAGAGAATTATGTGTAAATCCTGCGTAAAAATATGAATAGATTAACTAGTTGGATAGTCATGAATCGCACTGACTAATAGTTTATAATTTACAGGCCATTTGTTACCACTATTGGTCATGACACGTTTTTCCCTTGGATACCAAGTTGGTATTTTTGCATTCCAATATAAATCTTGAATAGGTCCTGGTACATCTGAATCACTTGTAGGATAATAACGCGTAATTATTATATTATCTATTGTTTCACCTGTACATGGATTTTCATAAGTACCGCATATTAAATTACCACCATCTTTATATTGAATATCAGCTAATTGAGGATTGTTATTATTCACTGTATTATTAATGTAATTTACTCTTTGTAAATTATTATTATTTGGATTAGTATAGGTGCTTGTTTGTGTTGCAAATGTTTTTGTTCTATTTGTCCATAACCCTTTTGCTATTTGCGCATAACGTTGATTTTTCGTAAGGTGTGAACTATTCTTTTTATATTGTAAAATATTACCTTTATTAATATATGCGATAGTCTTAGAGTCAACATTTTCTGGTATATCTGTTGTACATCTACCATCTGTTCTACTCCATGCTCGTGGAGGAAGAGGTAAATAAAATCTTGTACAATCCATTTAATATATAACAATAGTTATTTAATTAGTTAATTATTTAAAATAGTATAATTAACTAATTGTTTCTTGGATATTTTAATTCATTTTATAACGATTATCATCTACGTACCATTTTAATGACAAGTAATCTGTTTGTTTTGTTGATACTGTATTGTTAAAATCACTCATTTTAGTATTTGGACCATAACTCACAATATTTTGTATAGCACTTGTACTTAATGCATAATTGTAATACCATAAATTGGATATATATCCATCAAATCCACCGTTCATGGCAACAAATACATCTCCATAATTTTGTTTTGCTACACTAGATAATTGTAAGCTGCGTGCGATAGTTCCATTAACATAAACATCCAATGTTTTATTTTTACATCTAATAATAATATTTATCCATTTATTTGCTGGAATATCATTTACAGTAATTTCTTCATTAATAACATCAAATGTATTCATGATAACAACCAAATCATTACTATTAGGTGCTAAATATAAACCTGGGGCATTATTTGGAAAATTCAATCCGTTTTCTGCTAAATTACTGTTACCTTTGTAAAAAATATGTTTATATTGACCGTCTAAATAGTAGAATGTATTCACAAAAATCCATACAGACCATGTAAATTCAATTCCATTATTTTGATCCAAGGAACGAGTAATAGTAACTGATTGTGCGTTATTAGGTCCTTGTGGGAAAATTATTGCATTTTTTGCATCTATCATTCCGTCAATTAAATGAGGTGATCGTGGTGGTGAAAATATATAACCTGTTAGAAAAATACCCATTCTTAATATTATTACAAAACCAAATATGACAATTAATAAAAATGCGAATTTAGCTACTAAACTATTTGATTCAAAAAAACTTAATTCAGGTCCATTATTTGTTGAAAAAGAATTATAATTAATATTACTACTCATATATATATTAAATAAATAAGAAAAAATATTTTAATTATTTATTATTGAATTAGATTGTAATACTTTGTTGTGTAACACCATTTTCTTCTAAAGAAATTTTGACATGATAACCTTGTGACAAATTAGATAATAAACTTCCTCCATAACCTTTGGTATAAATATTATATACTTGTTGTGGATTTAAAGCATTAGGATAGTATTGGAATCTAGATGTCCAACCATTAAAACCGCCTAATGGTGTTATAAAAATATCAGCGTTTCTGTTAATATTTGCAACACCTGGTAATAAACAAGTTTTGACTAATTTACCTGATAGGTAAACATCCATAGATCTTCCATATACACTAATTGTCAAATTAACCCATTTTTGAATTGGAATGTTAGATACTTTGCATGTATGTATAACAGAATTTCCAGTTGTTGTTGAAGGTGTTTGGTTAATTCCAGGGAAACATCCTAAAGATATTTCTAAAGTATTTTCTACAGCACCCAAAACAACTGCTGGACATGGATCTGAACCAGGTAGACCAGGAATTGAACTCTTTGATTTAGGACTAGGAGCACCCATTCTACCAAAAATTACTTTGGGTTCTCCATATCTATAATTAAAATCATTTATATAGAACCAAATGGAATAAGTAAAATTACTTGAAGGAACGTTGGATCCATTTGTTGCTAAAGAACTAGCAGTTACAGTACTCATATTTTGTCCATTTCTTAAATTTAATAATGTGTATGGATCCCATAAAACATAAGTTAAAAATGTTATTATTAAAACAATTACTAAAATAGTTAAAACAATAGTTAAAACATTCATTGGTATAATATAATATAGATTTAGAAATTATCTATTCACTAAATTAAAAAATATATATAGGTAAATTTGATTATATATATATTTACTTTGAAATATAATAAATATTAGATAATGAAAGAGGTGTTTTATAATACATGACATCATTTATTGCACCGTTAATTCCAAAATCACTGCCTACGGTTAATGAATCTAATTTTTTATAAGGGACAACTTCGTTACACGATTTTACTAACTCACCATTCAAAAATACATCTAAAGTTCCTCCATTAAAATTTAGTACAAAATTATTCCATTTTTGAAGTAAGAAATTTTTATTTACATAAATAATTCTATTACCGTTTTCATCAAATTCCAATAAATTATTAGTAGTTTTTTTTTCTAAATCTTTTTGATCCATAGTAATCATTAAAGTATTACTACTTGCTTTATAAAGAATATTTGGCTTACCTCCATAATTTAAAAGTGAGGTATAATTCTTGTAACTAGGTTTTGTATTTGGCGCGTTAGAATCTATAAATAAAGAGAAGGATAAACTATATTGATAATCAGGTTTATCTGACCCATTTAATTTTATGTAATTAGATATGGTGCGTAATTTATCTAAACTAATTGGTTTTGTTACTAATTTGTTTGCACCTTGTGAAAATAGAAAATCTTTGATTTTTGAAAAATAGAAATATACTAATATCATTACAATAATGATCATCAATAAAATGATATTACCACCTTTTATAGTATCCAATATATCAGAAAATAAACATGGAATATAAAATAGAATATTTATAAATAATTCAAAAAAACCATTTTTCTTTTTGTTTATATTGTTATTTGGGAATTGTACAAAAAAAGTTTTATAAATCAAAGTTAATATTGAAATGATCAAGAATAAACTTAATATAAAACTGGTTATACCTTTTTTCCCTGATAAATTTTGCGTACTAAAAACAAAATATGCGATTACCACTGCAGAAATACTGAACCCTAAAATTGCTAATATTGCTTTTTTGATAATAGATACTCTTGAATTTAATATGGAATTATTACTAATTGTGTTTTCATCCGAAAACATATTAGTAATCAATAAAGTAGACCATATTATACATATTATCAACAACAATGGAATTACTATGAACGGAGTAGTCTTACTTTTAAAAAAACCACCGGGATAATTTAAAATAAGTATTGTCATTGTAACCATAAATAAAATAAATAGTATACTACCATATTTTGAAAAGAATGATATATTTTTTAACAAATTACTAGAAGATGTTGACGAAGGAGCGTTTAAAATATCATTTGTAATTGGTAATGTTAGCAATACAGTTAAATATATAAAACCTAATATTCCAATTATCGTACTTAATAGTAAAGATGTGTTAAAATTGTTAGTAATATAATTACCTGGATTATTTGTATAATAGGTAACACATAATGTTATAAAACAAAAATACAATATAATCATTTTAATTCTTTCATAATTCAAATTATAATTTAAAACATAATTAGTTTGAAAACAAATAACAAATAAAATACACGCAATTATTATTGTCGTTGGTACAATAACATATGCATTTTTTTTCATTAAATTACTTGGAAATAAACGAAAAAATAAAATTATGAAAATAGTATATAAAATTACGTAGGTGACATTACTAATTTGACTGAATAATTTACTAAAATCTTTAAAACTAGGTAAAAATACAAAACTTAAAATAAGAATAATTAAAATAAAAGAAAGTATAATTATTGAGTTGGCAATTTTACTATCTTTAATAACAGGAATACTCAACTTCAAGTTATTACTGAATTGTTTTTTTATCTTATCTTTTTCAGTATTTAGTTTGGATAAAAAATCATTCTTTAAATTACCTATTTTGTTTTTATATTCTGTATATTTCTGTTTATAATTATTTATGTCTTTTTTAATTGTTTCATTTGACTTCTTATATTCATCATAATATTTATTGTATTTATCATTGTATTTGTCATAATATTTTTGATATTCTGGTTCAGATTTAATATTATTTTGATTTTTTTCTATCAAATCTTTATTGACGTTGATATTATCTTCAAATCTTTCTATAACATGTTTTTTATTTTTATTTTTTCTACTAAATAAAAAATAATCTGATATTACTATTACCAAAACAATTATTATTAAAACTAATAACAATAATACAAAAGGTAAATTATTATTTTTAATTTCTTGTAATACATTATCTAAATTTATATTATTATCATTCATGTTATAATAATATAATAATATAATTATTCTGATTAAATATTTTATAATCACATATTTTCACTTGCGGTTTTTCTGCCATGGCAGTTACGACACAAAGCAATCAAGTTTTGCACATCATTACCTCCACCATACTCTAAACGTATTTTATGATCAATTTCAAACGTATGATCTAATTGAGCCTGACAATGTCCACATTTCCACTCCTGATTAGCGGCAACGTATTTTTTCTTCGTTTCACTTACAGAACGTTTTGTACCTCCTTTACCAGATTGAAGCATTCTTTGTTGAGATACTGATGAAGGATTTTGACTTAAATTTACACCATATACATTTTCCATAAAACTAGATGTCGGTTGATCTTCGGTATTTCTGTATCCAATACTATTGGACGTAAAATCAAATAATGGTGTAAATAATTCTAGTGATGATTTATCAATTGGCATATATTTAACTGCATTATGCGCTGTTTGAATTACATTTTTACCTTGTTCAGGATTTCGTTTGATCAACAAATATAATCCTAATCCCAAAATGCAATAAAATCCCATTGTATAATATTTTTTGTAAGACATGAGCATTTTTGTGTATTTTCCATCATGGTATGCGTTATATATTAAAAACCCTGTTATCAATAAAATCCATAATTCAATTCTCATTATTTATAATATATTTTTAATTTATATTTTACTATGAATATAAATTAAATTAAAATATTAGAATTATATTTTCACATGGCTGGAAGCATCATTCCTACTTCTTTGACTTTGTCCATTTGTTTACTTGCAGCAAAAATGCCAAAAAAAGTTAATAAAATTAACACATATGGCAATAATACTAAGAACCATGACAAACTCTTCCATCCTTTACTGCATAACCATCCTAAAAGATAGGTGTAAATTACAGCAAAAACCAATTTACCTAAAACAGCCATAAAATGAACTCCACTAAAAAGTCCCATCAAAATACTTAAAATTGCTAATGCAAAATATATTTTTGCAGGGGTGCATAGTTCTTCAAAACTTTTAGAAGTGAGCATAATTATACTATATTTATATATTTTATTTTATTAATGTTTTAATAGTATTTTCTAAATTATTCAATTTAATTGGATGAATATGTGAATTGTATAAATATTTTAAAAACATTTCTCTCAAATTCACAAATAAACTTCTTTGAGACTCCGTTAAAATTTCATAATTTATAAATAATAATTCATACAACGGCATATAAGAAATAATAAATCCCCATATATCTACTAATTTAATAAAATTAGTATCTAAATAATGCCTCATATTGATAGAACCATCTGGTCTTATCTTAATATAGTGAATCGTTACATTAACTAAATAATTTATAATGTATGGTATAGTATAATTACTTTCAACAAGTTTTTTAATATTATCATCACTAATATCATTATTTTTTAATATTTCATATTTAAATAACATATACATAATTTTATTAATGTATTTGTAATGACCAGGTCCTCTTTTTTTAAACCATAACTGAAGATATTTTTTCATAAATTCATATAATTTATATCGTTCTGTTGCGTTGTCAGTTTTGATAAAATCACTATACATATCCAGAAATAATTCTGTAAATAAAACAACAGAAAAAGGTAAATTAAACTGTAGTGGACGATTTTTCCAATTATTTGGAAATGTATTGTTTTTAAATGGTATATATTCTAAAGTTAAACTCCAGTCAATTAAACGCGCTTTCATATTTTCATTTTCTGTTAAAATTAATGTATTAGATGCTTTGATATCATTGTGGTATATATGTTTTTTATTCATAGGTATAATACCATTTTTCAATAATTCTAAAAGTTTGTGATTCATTATTTTTAATTTGTCATAATCTTTATTGTTGATCATAAAATCCTCTAAACTCACGCCACCATATGGCATATTAATTGCAAGTAATTGATTCAATGAATCATTGATGTTAACCGCTGTAATATTTTCTTTTTTAAAAGATCCACATTCTTTGAAATTTTTAAGATCATTTTTGGTCAATTTACTTGGTCTACATAATGTAAAATTATTTATTAAAAAATAATTCTGATAATTAGGTATATTATTTAATTTGGTGTTTAAATATTTCAATTCATCATATTCTTCTTTTGCATGTTTATTGATCATTAATTTGCTAATCTTATTTTTTTCGCGTTCTTGACTACCCAGACATTTTAATGCAGGTGAAAATACACAACCAAACCCACCAGACGCTAATACTTGTCCACCATGTTTATTAATATTCATTTATATTTATTTTAATATTTGTTATAATAAACCAATATTATTATTTGTCGTATAAATAATAAATTAAACCAGATAATAACAAAATCAAAAATAAATAAATAATTTTTTGTCTTATTTTATAATATTCCATAAATTTAGTGTTTTTTGATTTATATTGTTGATAATATTGCGAATAAAAATCTTTTAAAGATATTACTGGTTTTTCAAGTTTTTCATTGATTTTATTATGAATAAACCAAAACCACTTTATAAAAGATTCTTTATTATCTAAATAAGGCTGTATCGGATATTCATTTAACAACTTACTAAAATGACTTGCAATTTCTTCTACTGGCAAAAACATTGGAATATTTTGGACAAAATCATAATATTTCTTTTTGGTAACACTATTAGGATAATTCGGATAATTTAATGATATTGTATGAAAAAAAAACCAGAATTTAGGCCCCCAGATATTTGGATCTAGATTTACCATTAGAATAAAATGATATAAAAAGATATATGTTTAAACATATAATGATTAAAAATAATAATAACAATATGAATAATATAAATACGTGTAATAATTGTGGTAAATTTGGTCATCAGTTTAATCAATGTAAATTACCTATCATTAGTTTTGGAATAATATTATTCAAAAAAGAGGATGAAATAACTAAATACTTGATGATACGAAGAAAAGATAGTTTTGGTTTCATTGATTTTATTCGCGGTAAATACAGCATTTTTAATATACATCAGATTCAAGATATTGTAAATGAAATGTCTAATGATGAAAAACAACGATTGATAAACGATAAATTTGATAAATTATGGAAAGATATGTGGAGTAATGTACCAAATAGTCATTATAAAAACGAAGAAAGTACTTCTTCAAAAAAATTTGAAAGTTTAAAAAATGGAATAATGATACAAGATAATATAATTAATATTAACGATATTATTACTAATAGCACGACCAATTGGGAAGAAACTGAATGGGAATTCCCAAAAGGTAGAAAAAATGTAAAAGAAAAAGATTTAGAATGTGCATTACGTGAATTTGAAGAAGAAACTGGTATACCTAATACTAGTATATGTGTTGTTGAGAATATTTTGCCTTTTGAAGAAACGTTTATTGGCACCAATTCCAAAGCATATAAACATAAATATTTTTTAGCACATGCTAAGGAAGTTAGCATTGATTTAAATGACTTTCAAAAATCAGAGGTTAGTAAATTGGAGTGGAAAACCTATGAGGAGTGTATGAATTCAATTAGATCATATAATTTAGAAAAAAAGAAATTAATTACAAATATTAATAAAGTATTAGAAGAGTATAGATTATATTCATAATATATAGTAACGAGTTATGTCTACAACAAATTTAGATTCTGATATAAGTAGTTGTAATATCAATTTAGAAAATGAATTTAAATTGTCTCATGCAAAACCAATTGAGTACAATAAATTTTTACTTAAAAAGGAACTTGTAGAAAGAAAATGTTTAGAAGAAAAAGATAATAATAATGAGCAAAATGATGTTTTGTATCCAAATTTAAATGATGTTAATTTCAATATTAAAATTGCGGAGAAAAAAGAGTTTCATGATACACGTTATGATGGTACTATTCACCAAGATATTAAAACATATGCAGACATGCTTTCTAAAGCGGATTTTGAATTATCGCCTCATCAAATGTTTGTAAAGAATTTTTTATCGTCACAAACACCTTATAATAGTTTATTATTGTACCATGGATTAGGTACTGGTAAAACTCTCAGTGCTATAGGAGTTTGTGAAGAGATGCGGGAATATATGAAACAAATGGGTATTACAAAAAGAATCATTATTGTTGCATCGGAAAATGTACAAGATAATTTTAGATTACAAATTTTTAATGAGAGAAAATTACAATTAGTAGATGGTTTATGGGTTATGAAAGGTGCTAGTTCTATTGGTAACAAATTGTTAAAAGAAATTAATCCAATGAACATGAAAGGTATTTCTAAGGAGAAAATAGTAAATCAAATTAAGAATCTTATTAATACTTATTATATATTTTTAGGATACGGACAATTTGCAAATTATATTATTAAAACAATACATTACGATGATATTTCTAGTGATAAGTCAAAGGTTGATCTAAATAGTAATATTAAAATAACACTGAATAAAAAAATAATAAGAAGATTAAGAAACGAATTTGACAACCGTTTAATTGTGATTGATGAAGTTCATAACATAAGGAAAACAGAAGATAATGAAAATAAAAAAGTTGCGTTGAATTTAGAATTATTGGTGAAATCGGCAAAAAATATGCGGTTATTGATGTTATCTGCTACTCCTATGTACAATAGCTATAAAGAAATAATATGGTTATTAAATTTGATGAACATGAATGATCAACGTGGGATTATTCAAACAAAAGATGTTTTTGATAAAAATGGTAATTTTAAAGAAAAAGGGGAAGAACTATTGATTCGTAAGGCAACGGGATATGTCTCTTTTGTGCGTGGTGAAAACCCATATACATTTCCATATCGGGTTTATCCAAACGAATTTGCGAAAAAAAATACATTTCCATTGATTCATTATCCTTCTTATCAAATGAATTTAAAAAAAATCAAAACAGAAGATAAAAAACGAGTTCTTAGTATTTATTTGAATACTATTGGTAATTGTGGTAATTGTGGCGCATGTCAATATTGTATTTATAAATACATCATTTTCTCTTTACGAAATAAGGAATTTTCAATTACCACCAAAACTGGTGTAACAAGAGAAATGCCCAATTTTGAAAATATGGAGTCTTTTGGATATACATTATTGCAAACCCCTTTGGAGTCTTTAATTATTTCTTATCCAATGAAAGGTTTAAAAAACTTATTAGAAAATTTACCTGAAGAAAAATATTCCAATGTTGTAGATGAAAATGATTTGAGTAGTATTGAAAATACAAAAGAAGAATTTGATGTTAATGATAAAAATGTAGAAGTAAGTATTAACACCAGTACTTCAGAAGAAAGTGAAACTGTAGAAGAGGATAAAAAGGAGAAATTTGGAGGCAGTGATGAGGCTCTAGATGAAGATGATGAAACCGTTGAGGAAAAGAAAAAAAGAAACAATCGTAATTTAAGCGCAAGTATTAATCCTAATTATTTAACCGGTAAAAAAGGCTTGGAGCGAATGATGGATTTTGTGGATCAAAAATCGCCACCAGTGAAAGGAGATTTTGAATATAAAAAAAATACTTTAAATGATTATGGTAAGATTTTCTCCTATGACAAAATCGGTCAATACAGTTCAAAAATAAAATCTATTTTAGACAAAATTTTATTGCAACATGCAACTATAGATGGCAATGATAAAGTAGCAGAAGGAATTATTTTGATCTATTCTCAATACATAGATAGCGGTTTAATACCTATGGCATTGGCATTAGAGGAGTTTGGTTTTACACGTTATGGTGAAAATGTGAAACCATTATTCAAGAATAAACCTTCTGAAATAGTAGACGCGCGCACCATGCGTCCACCTTCTGATAAAAAGAATTTTATGTCAGCACGTTATGCTATGATAACAGGGGATCCAAGATTATCACCAAACAATGAATTTGAAGTAAAAGGATTGACGAATGATGACAATAAAGATGGTAATAAGGTGAAGGTTATTCTTATTTCCAAAGCGGGTTCCGAGGGAATTGATTTTAAATTTATACGTCAAGTTCATATACTAGAACCGTGGTATAACATGAATCGTATTGAACAAATTATTGGTCGTGCAGTGCGTAACTTTAGTCATAAAGATTTACCTTTTGAAAAAAGGAATGTACAGATTTTTATGCACGGTACTATATTAGCAGATAATAAAGAAGAGGCTGCGGATTTGTACGTATATCGCGTTGCAGAAATAAAGGCAATACAAACTGGTAACGTAACTAGATTATTAAAAGAAACTTCAGTGGATTGTATTATTAATCATGATCAAGTAAATTTCACACAAGAAAATATGTCAAAATATTTGAAAGAAGATATTACACAGGAATTGTCTACTGGATTGATGATACATGATTTCAAAATAGGAGATGCACCTTTCTCTCCAGTTTGTGATTATATGCCTACATGTAACTACAATTGTAGACCCACAAAAGACATTGATGAAAATGATCTCAATGAAGATACTTATAATGAAATTTTTATTAGAATGAATTCTGAGAAAATTATTCAGAAAATACGTTTATTGATGAAAGAGCAGTTTTTCTATAAAAAAGATACATTGATTCAAATGATAAATATTCCAAAAAAATATCCATTGGTTCAAATATATGCAGCTTTAACAACATTAATAGATGACAATAATGAGTTTATATTAGACAAATATGGACGCAACGGAAGATTAGTAAATATTGGCGAATATTATTTATTTCAACCAATTGAATTACTAGATAAAAATATTTCTATCTATGAACGATCTATACCAATAGATTATAAACATAACATGATCAACTTTGAAGTAAAAAAAGGACTTTTAAAACATGAAAAGAAGGTTGAATCCGAAATGAAGAGAGAAAAAAATAGTTTTATGGAAAATGAGGAACATAAGGAAAGAAAAATGAAGCTTTTAACCGAATTAAATGATAATTTTAATATTACAAAAGAGTTTTTAAAGCCGGGTGTAAAAGTACCTCGCGGTGATGATAATTGGTATAAACATTGTGGAATTGTAATCAAAAAGTTGGCAAAAGAATATCCTGATTGTAGAGAATATTTATTACACTTTTTAGTTGCACATATGATAGAATTATTATTGTTTGAAGAAAAGTTGGATCTATTAAATTATATTTTTTCTTTGAATGAAATAGAAAACAATAGTATTGAATACTTTATAAAAGAGTATTTTGAGAGAAAAATAATAACAACCAAAAATTTGAATGCAATAATTCTTTATAAATTGAACAAAATGAAAATTATGATTTTGGCTACGAGCAAGCAATGGGTTGAAGCCGAACCAGAAGATCAAAGAGAAATTGCAGAAACGGAAGAAGTACGCGAATTGTTAAATTTCAAAATTAGTGATTATAATGGTAAGGTTGGGTTTATAGGATATGAAAAAAATAATAAATATTTGATTTTTAAGACAAAAGACATGTTATCTACTAGAGACACGGGAGCACGATGCGATGAAGCTGGTAAAAATAAAACAATACAAATATTAAATGGAATTATTGGTTCAGAACGATATACAAAAGATAATACAAAAATTATAAAAGACGAAGATAATAATAATATACAAGACGCTATTGGTCACGTTGAGTTATGCGTAACACAAGAAATTATAATGCGTTATTTTGATAAAATTAGGAAAGATAATAAAAAATGGTTTTTAAGTCCTGAAATGGCTTTGTATTTTAAATTATACACTATCCATGTGAAATAAATAAAAAAATGATATTAAATATAATATTACATATGTTTGTAATACTATATTTATAAATAAAATTATATGAATAATGCTGTTAAATTAGAATTAAATCAAATATATAATGAAGACTGTATAACTGGTATGAAAAAAATAGAAAACGAATCTGTTGATATTATTATTTGTGATCCTCCGTATAATATAGGTAAGGATTTTGGTAATAATAGTGATAAACAAGATATGGATGAATATTTATTATGGTGTGATGAATGGATACAAGAATGTTTGAGAATATTGAAGCCCAATGGAACAATGTATATATACGGTTTCAGTGAAAATCTCGCTTATATTAGAACCCGAATAAAATGTCATGTTCGGTGGTTAGTTTGGCACTATACAAATAAAACGACTCCATCGTTACATTTTTGGCAACGGTCTCATGAAAGTATTTTATGTTGTTATAAAAATAAACCGGTCTTCAACCGAGACGATGTTAGGGAACCATATACAGAAAAGTTCATTGCAAACGCTGCAGGTAAAGTAAGAAAGGCAACTAAAGGTAGGTTCAGTAAGGGGGAAATTGAAACTACATATAATGCACATGAATTAGGTGCTTTACCAAGGGATGTTATTAAAATACCAGCTTTGGCAGGTGGTGCGGGAAAAAAAGAACGAGTAGATCATCCAACACAAAAACCGTTGCAGTTATGTGATATATTAATAAAAGCTGCAATGAATAAAACAGATGAAAAACTAATTCAAAAATCAAAAGATAATTTAGATCAAAAAGAAACATTAATTGTAGTACCATTTGCCGGTTCCGGTTCAGAATGTGTTTCTGCAAAAAATAATGATGTACAATTTATTGGTTTTGAAATTAATAATGAATATATTAAAATTGCAAAACAGCGACTTGTGTAAATAAAATATTTACGTTTAAATTTCATTTACATATCACGTATTACAAAATGTTATTTTTTATTAATAATTCTTTGATAGAATACAATTCTTTTTCTAATTCATTATTTTTAAATTTTAAATTTTTCATTTCATTAATCAATACTGGAATTAATCCAATGTAGTTGATACTTTGCGTTTCGGGTCCATCTTTTACTCCTGTTACAAGTTCAGGATAATATTCTTGCAATTCATGAGCAATCAACCCA